AAGAAAGACTTTTAAAAGAATTAAATATATGAACAAAGAATATAAAATAGAAAAAAGACCAACAATATATCATATAACTGTTTCTAGTGGAGAATATTCTGATTATGAAGAAGACCATTATTTTTTAAGAGCTAATACTCCAGAAGAAGCAAAGTTTCTTTTTAAAAGATATTGGAAAGATATTAAAGATAGAGATACTTATATGAATTGTTTAGTGTTTGAAGATGGTGAACAATATAATCCTTTTAATAAAGAAGAACCTAATTGGAATACTTCTTATGGAGATGCTAAAGATGTTGAAATAAAAATGTTATCATTAATTTGCTTTCAAGATATTAAAGAATTATAACTATGAATAAAGAACCAATATCTCTAATATCAATCTTAATCATTATAGCAATCATAAGCATAATGGCAGGGTTAATAATAATAGTTAAATAATAAATATGGAATATCACAAAATAGAAACAATTTTTAAAAGAGATATGGAGGGTAATAAAAAACTCATTGAAGGAGAATTTAGAAGTCCAGCTATAGAATGCTTGAAAAATATAGTTTGGGAATTCACTGAAAAAGTAGATGGAACTAATGTTAGGGTAATTTGGGACGGACACAAAGTTTCTTTTAATGGAAGAACAGAAAACTCTCAAATGCCAATACCACTATTAGAAGAATTGAATAGGCTATTTGGAGGAAATACTAATGAAGAAATATTTGAACAATTATTTGGAGAGAAGCAAGCAGTTTTATATGGCGAGGGATACGGAGGAAAGATACAGGGAGGAGGAGCATACAGAAAATCGCAATCGTTTATTCTATTTGACATACTAATTGGTGACTATTTTTTAGAAAGAGAAAACTTAGAAGAAATAGCTAAGGCATTTAACATTAGCATAGTTCCAATTGTTTTATCTGGAACGATACAAGAAGCTATTGATTATGTAAGAATAAATCCAAAATCAATAATAGCAGAAACAGACAAAGAGATGGAGGGATTAGTTGGAAAAACTCAAGTCCCACTATTTGATAAATTCGGAAATAGAATGATAGTAAAAATTAAATACGAGGACTTTAAATAATAAGCGTTAAATATTAAATATGAATGAAAAACCAACCTTAAACTTATGTCTTAATTGCGGAAAAGAAACAGAGAACATAAAGTTCTGTTCACACGATTGTCATCAGTATTACTTCAATCACAATGAAGAGTACAAGAAAGCTTTTATAGACAAGCTAAAAAGGGGCAGAAGGCTTGCACAAAATGAAAAAAGAAAGAATTGAGAAAAAGTGTTGGAATTGCGGAAAAGTTTCTGAAGTAAGTCCGAGTACATCGCATAGAAAGTTTTGTCCGAATAGTAACTGCTATAATGAATATAAAGAAAAACCCGAGTATAGAAAATACTTAAATAATAAACTATTATTAGGACAGAAAAATAAGTTAAAAAATTAGTGCCTTGAAAAATATTTAAAAGTAATGTATAATGTAATCAATGGATAAAAACATAGCGAAACAAAACCTATTAGAAGTACAAAAAATATTTAGAGAAAGCGGGGTCATCTGTTTTTTAGCTTATGGTAGTTGCCTTGGAATGATAAGGGAAGGAGATATTATGAAACACGATTTAGACACTGATGTAGGAATACTGGCAGAGGATTGGAACTTTGATTTTTTAAGACAATTTACAAGTGCAGGATTTAAAATAATGAATATATTTGGAATGTTTAACTATGGGTGTGAGATAGCACTTTCAAAAAATGGCATCAAAACAGATGTTATGTTTTTTTATAAGGACAAAGATAGGGTTTGGAATGCTTTATGGAAGAACGGGTGTAAGAACGGACAAGATGATATGATAAGACATATTTACCCCAAAGAATTGTTTGAGAGCGTAAAGGAAATAACAGACAAAGAATTGAATAATTATTTAGTTCTAGCAAAAACGGAAAAATATTTAGAAACAGTTTATGGGAAGGATTGGAGAATACCAGTTAAAAAATGGGATTGGAAAACAGACCATAAATGTATTGAAAATGAACAATAAATACTGGAAGCAATTTTATAAAAAAAACGAAGCTCCAACAGAACATAGTAGTTTTGCAAAGTTTTGTACAAAGTATATAAAAAACAATAATTTTATTTTAGATTTAGGTTGTGGAAACGGTAGAGATACAAGATTTTTAGCAAAGTATTGTGGTGTTATAGTTGGAATTGATAAGGCGACAGAGAGCGAAGACGGAGATAAGTATTTTTTTATTAAAAAAGATTTTAAGGAAGCAGAAATAATTAAAAGTAGAAACATAGATGTTTATTATACAAGATTTTTTTTACACTCAATTTCAAATGAAGATATTTTGTTTTTATTAGATAGTGTAAAGAATGGTTCAAGACTGATGATAGAGTGTAGAGCCAAAGAGGACAATCCTTTGATATATAAAAATCACGAAAGAAATCTAATAGATTATAAGTGGTTATTATCAGAATTGAAAGAGAGAAACTTTAAAGTAATATTTAAAAAGAAAAGTAAAGGGTTAGCAAAGTATAAAGAGGAAGACCCTTGCGTAATAAGAATAATTGCAAAAAAACAATGAAAGAAATAGAATTAACACAAGGAAAGAATGCAATAATTGATGATGATGATTTTGATTTTTTAAACAGGTTTAGTTGGCAATATTGTAATGGTAATGTTAGCACTAACTTTAAACTATCAAGTGGGAGGTGGGTTAGAATCCCTATGAATAGATTTTTATATAAACCAAAGATACAATATAGGATTATATTTATTAACAAGAATCCTCTTGATAATAGAAAGTCAAATTTAAAATTAGTTACAACAAGTCAATTTAATGGAACATCTTCAAAAATGTATTTAACCAACGCAGTAAGAGGAAAAACAAGAAGAAATCCATCATCTAAATACAAGGGGGTTAGTAAAATAAAAGACAAGAGATATAAGTTTAAAAAATGGAGTGCGACAGTTCAATTTAAAGGAGAGGTCTATAATAAATTATTTGCTACCGAAGATGAGGCTGGGTTATGGTATAATAATAAAGCAAAAGAATTATTTGGAGAATTATCTTATCAAAATAAAATAATATGAAAAAATGCACAGCAATAATTAAAACATTTTTACGAGATGATTATTTTTACGAGTGTTATAATTCACTTAAAAAAACTTACCCGGAAATAAAAGCATTGGTTGCAGATAGCGGAAATGACAGTGAAGAAAAAACAAAGTTTATAAAGAAAAACAAAATCAATTATACAAAACTTCCGTTTGATTCTGGAATATGTATTGGTAGGAACACATTAGTTAAAAAGGTAAGAACAAAATATGTCCTTATTGGAGATGATGATTTTAAATATACGAAAGACGCAATGGTGCAAGAAATGATAGATTTTTTAGAGGCACACCCGGAATATGATTTAGTTGGAGGGAGAGTAAAAGAAGGAGGAAGGGTAAGAGATTATCAAGGATTTATGAATATAGATGGAAGGACTTTTAATTTTGAGAAATTAGAATTAAAAAATTATGAGCATTGCGACAAGAGTGGTTTAGATTACAAGCCTTGCGATATAACATTTAACTTCTTTGTAGCAAAAACAAAAGCTGTAAAACAAGTATTATGGGACGAAAAGATTAAAGTAAGATATGAACATAGCAGTTTCTTTATGGATTTTAAGAGTGCAGGACACAAGGTTGCTTTTAGTCCTAACCCTATTGTAATTCATAAACCCGAAGGAATTAAGACAAGCAAAGAGTACACAGGTTATAGGCAGAGATTTAACGATAATAAAGTATTTTTTAATAGATTTGATGTTGAAAGAGTAGTTGATATGAATAATATAGTTGCAGTATTTGACGCAGAGGGTTATTCAGATATAGCATTTTTGATTAAGACCATTGAAAGATACGATTGCCTTGAAAGATTATTATTTTCAATAGTAAAATATTACCCTAATGCTAATATATTTATAGCAGATGACGGAAAGCATTTTAATGTTCCATATTACACAGACCTTTGGAAACGATTATTCGAGGCAGGATTAACTAAAAAGCCTACCGCTTACAACATAGAATACGATAGTGGATTATCTTATTCAAGAAACTTTCTTGTAAAAAGTGTAAGAGATAAGTTTAAATACTTACTTATATTAGATGACGACTTTGAGTTTACAGAAGAAACAAAGATAAAAAAAATGAAAGAGCTTTTGGAGGGGGACTTAACATTAGGATTAGTTGGGGGAGTTGTATCAGATGACGGAAAAATGGACAGACATTTTGAACATAACTTTGAGATAATAGGAGAAACACTTTACCACAGAGCAGACAAAGAAGCGATGAAAAAGATTAACGGAATAGAGTATAAAATAGTAGAGTGCGTATTGAACTTTTGCTTGATAAATAATAGTTTGACTTACAGTGTTTTATGGGACGATAAGATAAAAATACAAGGAGAACACACTGACTTTTTTTTAAGACTGAAAGAAACCCCTTGGAAGGTAGCTTATTGCCCGGAAGTAAGAGTCAATCATTTTACAAAGTTAGACCCGGAGTATAAAAAGAAAAGAAAGAGAAACGAGTTTTTAATTTATATGATGAAAAAGCATAATATTAAAAAAATAGAGTATCTTAACGGGTTTAAATATGAGTTATCAGAGTTAGAATTATTAACTAAAAGTAACAATATATGAAAAACACTATATTAACAGGGAGTGAGGGCTTTATAGGAAAACACCTTAAAAAGCTATTAAAGGAGGAAGAAACAATTTTTATGGACAGAAGGTCATCATTTAATCCGGTTGATATTAACGGATTGATAGACCAAGAAGAAAAAGTCTTTTACGAAGGTAGTTTGATTTGCGAAGACAGGTTTAAAATTGAATTGATTTATCATTTAGCAGGACAGACAGATGTTCAAAAGAGTATCAAAGCACCTATGAAAGACGCAGTTGATAACATTTTGACAATGATTAAGATGGTTACATTATTCCCGAATGCAAAGATTGTTTACACACAGACCGGAGCTATAACATATGAAAACGGAAACCCTGTGATGAAGTCGCCTTATGCGATGTCAAAATATATGGCAGAACAATATTTATGCTTTTTAGGAAATGATTTTTCAATAGTAACACTACCAAATGTTTACGGAGAAGGAGGCAGAGGCGTTGTAGATATTTTCAAACAGTCGGAAAATATTAAGATAACAGGGGACGGAAGTCAGACAAGGAATTTTATTTATGTTGGAGATGTGGCAAGACAATTAGTTGAATCAAGCAAGTCAGACAGCAGAGTTAATTTTTTAGAAGGAGAATATCTCTCAATTAGAGAGTTGGCAGACCTAACAGAAAAGTATTATGAGTTTATAGGTAGACCGGAAGGAGAAGTTGACAAAGTTGATAAACCTATGTTTGTTAGTGCAGAAATTAAAAATGACTATGTAAAAGTTGTAGATTATTTAAAAGATAAACATAAAAAAACAATATGAAAATAACAAAAGATTTTATAAAAAAAATAGAAGGTATCGACAAAAAAATTCGTTCTAACAGCGAAGAATTAAACGAAAAATTGCCATTTGTTAAAAAAGCCAATGCTAAAAAAGTACATATGGTAATGAGAGGTGAAAAATTGATTGAGCTTAACGAAGAAACATTGTGGACAGAAGTTTATCATTTAGGATTAAATTGTCCTGCGGGAGCGGTATTAAGACCACTCTATCCTGAATTGTTTAAATTATCAGAGGAAAACGAAAAGTTAGTATTAGAGCATAAAAAACTACAAATAGAAGCATTAGGATTTGATTTTACACAGATGTCGTTCACAAATCTAATTAAGCTTATATTAGAGATTAAACATAATAAAGAAATATAAAGGTCGAAGGTTCGTAAATTCCCGTAATAAAACTAAATAATAAAAATATGATAACAATAAACATTTTACTTTGGTTCATTTTAGCAATAATAAATTTCTTAATAATAATAACAGCGTATAAATTTTTTGGAAAGACTGGACTTTTTGTTTGGTCAGGAATAGCAATAGTAATTGCAAACATTCAAGTATTAGAAACAGTTAGCCTTTTTGGTATGGTTGCTACACTTGGAAATATAATATATGGAACATCGTTTTTGATAACAGACATTTTAAGTGAGAAATATGGAGAGAAAGAAGCACAGAAAGCGGTGAAAATAGGCTTTTTTTGTATGTTAGCAGTAACTTTAATTATGCAAATATGTCTTTTGTTTGTTCCTGACGGAAGTGATTTTGCAAATCCTGCACTACAAACAATCTTTTCACTAATGCCAAGAATAATGATTGCAAGTTTAATAGCTTACGGAGTAAGCCAATTTCACGATATTTTTGCTTTTAACTTTTGGAAGAATAAAACAAAGATAGGCAAGAAGTATTTATGGTTTAGAAATATAGTTTCAACATCAGTCAGCCAATTATTAGATAGTACAATCTTTTGCTTGGTTGCATTTTTAGGAGTATTTGAAACACCTATTCTGATTGAAATTATTATAACAACATACGCATTGAAATTTATAATTGCGTTAATGGACACACCTTTTGTTTATTGGGCAAATAAAATAACACCCAAAGATGAGAGTATTCTTTGCAACAACAGCAAAACCACAACTCCAAGTTCTAATTGATAATGGAGCTAAAAACATTTTAATAGCACAACAGCACAGGAGATTAATTGATATAGTAAAAGATAACCCTTCTGTTAATTTAATAGTAGACAGCGGGGCATACACGGTTTGGACGAAGGGTATGAGTATAGATTTAAAGGAATATTCAAGCTATTGTAAATGGCTACAAGAAAATAACAATCTTAACTCTTTAACAATCGTAAATGTAGATGTTATACCGGGAAGATTTGGAACAACGCCAACAAGAGAAGATACAGAAAAATCCTCAATACAAGGTTTTGAGAATTATTACTATATGAAAAAACAAGGGGTTAAAAATGTAATGCACATATTTCATCAAGGAGAAGATTTTAAATGGTTAGACGAGTTAATGAAAACAAGCGAGGAATATGTAGGAATATCTCCAAGAAATGATTTAGGTGCTAAAAAACGATTGCAATGGTTAAAAAAAGTTTTTAGTATAGTAAGAGATAAAAAGAAAACACACGGATTTGGAATAACACAAGTGAACGCTTTGAAACAAATCCCTTTCTTTTCTGCTGATAGTTCTAACTGGAATACTTTAATTAGGTTCGGTACTATGATTACTTATAACAGAAAGAACTTTAAAAGCGGAAGCATAAAATATAAACAAGAGTTAAAAAAAGCTTCGGAGTATGGACTTGCAAGAAATTTAACTTCAAAAGAGTTAACTCAAAAACTATCAATACCTATAAAAGGACAGTTAGAAATGCAAGAAGATATAACAAGGCTTTGGAAATTAAAAGGAATAAATTATGAAAATTAACACAAACAATAAAGTAGTAAGTTTAGATTTAATCGCTTTAAACAATTACAATCCTAAAATAAGCATTGAGGAAAGTGTTGAGAACAGCAAACAATATCATTTAGTTAAGAAGTCTTTGACAGAACACGGACAAGTTGACCCTTTATTAGTTAGGAATATTGGAACAATAAAAGAGCCAAAATACGAATTAGTAAATGGTAAACATAGATATTTAGCGATGATAGAGCTACAATGGAAAGAGGCAGAGATAAAAGACTTGGGTATTATCAATAGAACGGAAGCTATTAAGATTGCTTTATCTACTGAAAGACCTAAAATTGATTTAGATAAAATTGAAGAAGCAAAGTTATTGAAAGAGTTACAACAAGCTAATGACGATATGTCAGGATTGCCTTATTTAGAAAATGAGATAGAAGAAATGATTAAAATGTTAGAGTTTGATTTTGATAAAATGGGCGAAGATGAGTACGAAGACCCTGAACCAAAAGAAAAACAAGAAGTAACTTGTCCTGAATGCGGACATAAGTTTACATTATGAATAAAGATGAAAAACAATTAGAGCCTGAAAATATTGAAAAGATAGGAGAGTATAATCTATTTATAGAATTTATGGCTGTGCCAAAAGCTTTTAGAGCTGATGTTTTCACGATAAGGAATGAGGAAGACTTCGGAAAGAAATATGGGGTACATAGAAACACATTGACTACTTGGAAAAGAAGCGTTGGATTTCAAGAAAAGGTAGATGAAAAGTGCAAAGAATGGGGTCGGGCAAAGATACCTGATGTTTTAGCTTCATTGTTTAGAACTATATTGAAGAAAGGAAACAAATCAGAAGTACAGTTATGGTTGGAATACTTTGGAGGCTTTACGCAAAAGACAGAGATATTAAGCACGATTAAACAATTAGACGAAAAAACAGAAGAAAAAAGAAAAATATTAGAAGAATGGAGAAATGATGTTAACATTGGAGAACCCACAATTGAACATAAAACCTCGCTTGCCACCGATGAACCAAAGGGAGAAGGCAATGGCGTTGAGTCTGTGTGAGGACTTTGTTTTAGACAGTAAGAATTTTAGAGATGTTGTTACAAACGGACAATTAACGATTTTTAATGCGTTAGTTAGTGGAAAGCATAAAAGAATTGAAATACTATGTTCAACGCAGTATGGAAAAAGTATAACAGTAGGATTAGCTTGTTTAGAGTTAGCTTGTATATTAAATAAGAAAGTAGTTATTGTTGCACCGTCAGCACCAAAGGCAAAGATTATAATGAGATATGTTATTGACCACTTGGGAGATAGCCCGGAGTTTGAAAATCAATTAGAAGCAGAAACAAAGCTTGAAAGATTAAGATTAGAAGGTAGTAAGGAGAAGTTATCTTTTAGAGGAGGCGGTTGTATATTTGTAATATCAGGAAATGAGAACAATTCAAAAAAGAAGATTGAAAGTGCAATGGGAGAAGGGGCAGAGATTGTAATTATGGACGAAGCTTGTTTAATATCAGATGAAGTAGAGGCTACTATATTCCGTATGATTGCAGGAAAGGGAGTAAACGCAGTTTATTGTAAGATAGGAAACCCTTTTTACAGATTGCCACCATACTCACACTTTTGGAATAGTTGGAATGACCCTAATTATTATAGAATTTTCATAGATGATAGAATAGCAATTGAGGAAGGTAGATATTCAGATGAGTTTTTATTAGAAGCAAAAACAAAGCCATTTTATGAGATATTATACAAGTGTGAGTTCCCTGATGAAGATTCTATTGACCCGGAAGGATTTAGACCATTGATAACAAGTAAATATATTAAGTACGGAGTTAACTGCGATATAATGAAAGCGATTATTAAGAAAGAGAAAGAGAAGGGAGAATTAAAACACGAACTAAAACTTGGGTGCGATATAGGAGCAGGTGGGGATTCAAATGTTTATTTATTAAGATATGGAAATTACGCTTGTGTTGAGAGCAGTAATCATTCAAACGACACAATGACAAATGTATCAGAGATTGAAAGAATAGCGGAAGAATGGAAAGACTATGGCTTTGAGTGGAGCAATGTAAACATTGATGACATAGGGGTAGGAAGGGGTGTTAGCGACAGATTAAAAGAGAAAGGGTATAACATAAACGGTGTAAGCGTAGGAATGCCTGCAACAGAGAAAGACAAGTTTGCAAATATCAAAGCAGAGTTATATTGGAAAGTTAGAGAATGGGCTATGAACGAAGAATCAAGATTAGACACAAGGAGGGAGTGGGAACAATTAACTTGGATTAGATATAAAGTTAGTTCAGACAAGCAAGTTAAGATAGAGCCAAAAGATAAATTAAAAAAAGCGTCAGGTAAATCTCCTGACTTTGCAGAAGCGTTAATGTTAAGTTTTTACGATAGCCCTTATGTAGGGTTCGCATAATAATTAAATAAAAAAGAAAACCATATGATTAAATTATATTCATTAGATAGTTGTTCAAGATGTAACGCCTTAAAGGAACAATTAAAAAAAGAAAACATAGAGTTTGAAGTTATCAGCGATATAGAAGAAATAGAAAAAGAGGAATTAGAGAAATTAAGAAATATAAAATAAATAATTAAAAAAATTATGGCAAAAAAATACAACGATATAGCATTATCTGAAATAGAGGACAGATATGAGCAGAAATGGTTTAGTTTTTTAAAACAGAGTGCCAGAGATTTAAACTTTGGAAGTATAAGTTTAGAGATGACAGTTAGGGGTGGTAAAATAGTTAATATAAAAAATATAAAGGTTATTGAGAATTTTAATATAAACTCTTGACATTATTTTTTAAAAAATATATAATTAGGGAAATAAGTATTCTTTCCGAAGAACGGAATTGCTAATAAGTAATTTGCGTTCTTTTTTTATGAATATTATAAACAACATTAAAAAAATATTTGAGGCAGACACAAAAAGTTTTACAGCTTTATTTCAAAGTAACGAGATTTCAAAGTCTTACGATAACCAAAAACCATTAGGGCTTTATGAAATAAGTCTTTATTTGAATAGAGCGATAACAATCAAGGCAGAAAATGTAGCAGGGATTAAGTTTATATTAAAAAACAAAGCAGGGGAAGAAATATATGAAAATGAGTTATTAGATATTTTGAATAAGCCTAATCAATTTTTTTCAGGTTATGAGTTTTGGAAATTGTATCAAATATACAAGGAAACAACCGGAGAGGCTTTTATATATTTAGACATAGGAGCAAAGGAAATATTTAGTCCTAAAAGTTTGAAATCATTACATTTAATGAACCCGGAACAAGTAGAAATTAAGTTTAATGAGGACGGTTCTTACAAATCTTTCGTATATACTAACGGAAAGAAAACAATAACATATTTACCCGAACAAATTATTAGAAGTTACAATCCTAATCCAAGAAGTCAATTAGAAGCAATCAGTCCTATTACAGCGGGATTGAAAGAAATATACACAGGACTACAATTAGGAGATTATATGGCAAAGACTTTAAAGAACGGTGGTAGAGTTGATAGTGTGTTCAAAATGAAAGGGCTATTAAACAAGAAACAACTACAAGAGATTAAAGATGACTACAAAAAGCTATACGCAGAGGCACAGAGAAGTGGAACACCATTGTTTTTGGGCGGAGATGGAGATTATACTCATTTAGCTTTAAATCCGCAGGAATTAGCTTATTTAGAAAGTAGAAAGATGAACATAAATGACATTTGCACATTGACATCAGTACCAAAGGTTCTTTTAGCAAATGTAGATGATATTAAGTACAGCAATTCAGAGGAGAGCAGGAAAGTATTTTTAAGAGATACAATCTTTCCACTAATGAAAAACTTGGTAAACAAGTTAAACGGATTAGCACCGGAAGGATTTCAATTAGATTTTGTTGACCCTACACCTGAAAACAGAGAAGAAAAAAGAGCTGATTTAGAAACTGCAAGTAATGTAAACGCATTAACAACAAACGAAAAGAGGCAGGAGTTAGGTTACGACCCAATAAAGAATGGAGATGAAGTGTTAGTGCCTTTTAATTTAACAGCGTTAGGAACAGAAGAAACAGAAACAGTAGAAGAAACAAAGGGCGTCAAAAAAAAAAGCAAAAAAGTGAATTGAAACACCATTTGAAAGATGAAAAGACAAGAAGAAAGTATCATAAGAAATACATTAAGACAGCAGACGCAGAAGAAAAGTTATTTAAAAAAGTATTAAAGAAATATTGGAAAGGACAGGAAGAAAGAGTAATTGAAACTTTTACAGGAGGTAAAGGAATGAGAAACAAAGGCGTAAATGATTTTTTTAACATTGAACTAGAAATAGCAGTTTGTAAGGAAACATTTATACCATTATTAACTGAAATGTTAGAAAGAGCAGGAATAGATACGATATTTGGAGCAGGAGAAAACTTTTTAATGGATACAAATATAATGGCTTGGTTAGATGAAAAGGCAAGTATATTCTCAACACAGATAAATGAAACAACATTTGAAACATTGAAAGAAGTAATATCAGAGGCAGTTACAGAAGGACAGACTTACAGTGAGTTAGCCGGAACAGTAAAAGAAACTTACGGAGATATATCAAAAGCAAGAGCAGTAACAATCGCAAGGACAGAAACCGGGTTTGTTATGAGTAAAGGAAGATTTGAAAGTTATAAGCAAGCGGGAACAAATATTAAAATATGGGTAGCAGTTATAGACAGTAGGACAAGAGATAGTCACGCAATGTTAGACGGAGAAGAAAGACCATTAGATATGCCATTTAGTAATGGTTTAATGTACCCAAGAGAGTTTGGGGCGTCAGCAGAAGAAGTAATAAATTGTCGTTGTGATTTTTAAAAAGATAAATAAAACAAAAATATGAGCAAAGAAATACTATATAAAAATATGATTGCTACTGTTGTTAAGTCAGACGACAATAAGGCAACAATAAAAGCAGTTTTTTCAACAGATACAGAAGACAGACACGGAGAAAGTGTAAAACAAAAGTTTGATTTAAGGAACTTTCGTAAGAACCCCGTTATTTTAAACAGTCATAATTCTTGGGACGCTACCGAAGTAGTTGGTATGGCTTCAAAGATTGGAATTAGTAAAGGAAATTTGGCAGGAGAGATTACATTCGCAGTTGAAGAAAATCCAAAAGCAAAAATAATCTATCAATTATATAAAGGAGGATTTTTAAACGCATTTTCAATAGGCTTTATTCCAAAAGAGTTTTCGTCAGATTACAAAAGTATTTTAAGTTCAGAATTGTTAGAAATATCTTGCGTTTCAGTTCCTGCAAATGGAGAAGCTTTACAAGTAGCAAAATCAAAAGGGATTGATGTTGAAAAGTTAAGTCCTTTTTACAAGTTTACTGACCCAAAAGAGATAGAAGATGATATTGATATTAACGAAGAAGACGAGGTTGTGGACGAAATTGTGGAGAAAGAACCCGAAACAGTGGAAAAACCAAAAAAGAAACCTAAAAATGAAGTCGTAGAAGACGATTTAACAGAAGAAAAAGAGGAAAAGGATAAAGTAGTGGAGGAAGAAGAAAAAACGGCAGAGATTAACGCAGAGCCATTAAAAACAGGTATTGAGGAAGATGATGTGGAGGAGGAAACAGAGGAAACAGAAGAAGATAAAGAAAGAGCAAAGGAACAAGCTTTAAAAGACATAAAAGAAGATGAAACTGCAAGTGTTAATGAAAACGAAGAAGAAACTGATGACATTGAAGAGGTAGAGGAAGATAAAGAAGAAAATAAAGAGGAAGAAGTAAAAGAAGATTCAAAAAGTTTATTATCAAGAGTAATAAAACAACTTGGCGAGGAGGCGAAAGCCAAAAAGGTCGTAACACTTGAAAGGCAAAAAGCCGAAGAAGTCAGAGCCAAAAGAGTCGCAATGGTTAACAAAGCCATTAGAGAATTATTAAAGATTAAAAAATTATAAAATTATGGAACCAGAAAAAACAACAGAAGTAAACGAATTAGAGGAAACAAAAACTTTAATTAAAGGAATAGTAGGGGAATCTGTAAAAGAACAGACAGACGCTATGAAAGAAGAAATTAAAACATTTCTTGCAGAGCAAAAAGAACTAATGTCAAAAGAGGCAGGAGTTTATGAAAAAGATATTAAAAAAGACAGAGAGTTTCTAAACAAGTATTTTAGAAGTATGTCAAAAGCCTTATTGAGCGGTGATGAAGTTTCTTTAAAAGAAATGACAACTGACGGAACAGGTACACCATACGCAGGTTATGTCGTAGATTCAGAATTAAGTGCAGAAATTAGACACCTTGTAACTGAATATGGAGTAGCAAGAAGAGAAATGACAACACTTCAAATGTCAAAAGGAAGTTACAAAGCTAATGAATTAGTTACTGATGTAACAGTTTCTTGGACAGACGAAGCTTCGGCAATGGGTTCTACACAAGTTGTATTAGGACAAAACTCTTTTGAACTTGAAAAGCTAACAGCTATTGTTACAATGACAAACGAACTATTAGCAGATGAAGAAATTGATTTATTCGGTTTTGTTTCATCAAGAGTAGCAGAAGGATTTGCAAACAAGGAAGACGAGGCTTGTTTCAACGGAGATGGAACTGCAACTTATGGAGGATTTACAGGACTATTAAATAGTTTAGCCGTAAACACTACTACAATGGCAGGAACAACATTTGCTTCATTAGACGCAGACGACCTATTAGATATGATTGAGGATTCTCCACAATCAGTTAGAGGAACAGGGAAGTTCTATATGAATTTTAGCATTATGAACTTAATCAGAAAGCTTAAAGACGAAGATAAAAATTATATCTTCCAAGCACCTTCTGAAAGTGGTCCTGCAACAGTTTGGGGAAGACCAGTCGTACTTGTTGAGGTTATGCCGGGAACAGGAGATTCAGATTCAGCAACACCATTTATTATCTATGGAGATTTGAAGAAAGGTTGTTACTTTGGATTTAAAGGAGGAATGGAAGCAAAGAGATTTGACGCAGGTATCGTTAAAGATGTAGCAGGAACAGGAACAATTAACTTAATCACAGAAGATAGACAAGCTATCAGAATTACTGAAAGAGTTGGTTACTTCCAAGTTATTACAAGTTTAGCAAAACCTATTACAGTATTAAAAACAGCGTCAGCGTCAGCGTAAGTTAGCGTAAGTTTAAATAAGTAAAGGTGGGGGGGAGGTTGTCCATCTCCCCCCTAT